CCGAAAAGTCGTAGGACACAACGAAGCGCCCCCGCGTCCTACAGCCCATGAAGCCCCGTGATGCCTCACGTCTTGATGAGTATCAACCTGCCGCAGCACGGCTGTAATCACATAGATCGGCACGAAATCGAGGGAGAACTATACTACTTGGGACGCCGCTTCCTACGACGCCTCGACCACAACCGTCTCGATCCAGTTGAACTTGTCCCCGATCACCTTGCCGTGGCCCTCGACGCCCTTGAGGTCGGCGAGATCGGACTGCCCCGGATCGAAGGCCTTCACATTGTCGAAGCCCGCCTGATAGGCCGTCACCAGCAGCAGGCTTTCCGTCCACGGAGCCTTGTGCCCGTGGCAGTTCAGCAGCGCGTCGATGGCCGGCCGCAAGCCTTCCTGCTTCGACCAGCGCTTGACGAACGCAAAATACTCCGCATCCGCATGCTTCCAGACCTTCTCGATCGACGGCACCGCGAACCGCGCCACCCCACCCTGCTTCAATACCCGCCGGCATTCCCGCATGAAGGCCAATGCCTGCTTGTATTCGACATGCTCGATCACATGCTCGGCCAAGATGAAATCCGCGCTCGCATCACCGAACGGCAGACGCTTCGTGATGTCGATATCGGCATCGAAATTACGCCAGCCCGGAAGACGGTTCAATCCGCAGCCGAAATTCAGCCTGACCGCCGAATTCACCACCCCCCGCAGATAAGCCTCCAGGTCGGTCGAATTATCGAATGTCGGCTCTTCCCCCAACGCCACTTCGACAAACCGATCGTAAATCTCCGGCCGATCGTGGCAATGCGTCACCCAATCGAGATTGGTGATATTGCCGAGCGTGATCTGGCTCTTGTCGCCTCGTTCCGCCCGCCACGACATCATCTTCAGATCCCGGCCTAGCATGGAGAAGATCACCTTCTCCGGCGTCGGACGCTCGGTCCGGTTCGGCCAGTCATAACGAACGGTGAAATCCGTCTCACCCAGATAGCCGCAATCGAAGAACATCAGGCCGGTCTCGACCCAGCCGACCTCTTTCCGCTTCGTGCCTTCGACCGGGACTGAGGCCACCTTGACGCCGTCGCGTTTCATTTCCCGCACGATGTCCATCACCTTCAGGCGAAACAGCGAGTCACCTTCGATATGGACCGCATAGTCATAGCCGCCGGCCAGCGCGCGGTTGAGTCCTTCGCAGAAGGCGCGGCCCCAGCCGTCACGGCCCTTGCTGTTCGGTCCATTCGGGCCGTTGCGCGACAGATGCCCAATATTGTCGGGGAACGACCAGACCTCGCAGTCCAGCGATGACAGATCAACCGGAGACCTCGAATCCACGATCAGGAAATCGCAGCCGGGATTCAGCCGTTTGTGCAGATCGACCCATTGCTTCGTCAGCGCAAGGCGCTCCAGCGTATCGATATAGGTGGTCGCAAAGATCAGGACGCGCGGCTCCGCCGGCACATACTCACTCACGAATTTACCCACCCTCTGCAAGGCGCCCTCCACATCGATGGTCTTGTCGCATCCGCAGTCTTTCGCGTGATGCTCGCATGGCACGATCGGCTCGACCGCGAGCGTCGGCACCAGGTGCGCACCCGCTGCATTCGTGGTGCGAAAGGACTCATTCGCCCCATAGGTGCAGATCACCGGCGTCCCAACGGCCTGCGCCAGCACCGGCGCGAAGCCCGGACACCCGAACACCAGCGCGGCCTCCGCGAACATCCCGGCCAGCGCCTCGAAATTCAGTTCGCCCTTGTGCAGTTCGAGATCGACATCCGCCGCAGGACCCACGATCCGTTCGTCATGCTTGGTCAGATCGCAGACCGACACGACGAAGAACCGGTCCCGGATCGATCGATACAGCGCGTCATATGCGACGGGATCCGGCGCCCTTGCCGGCGCACACCAGAATCCGTTCAGCACGATCGGCCGATAGACCATCATCGGCTTGCCGGCCGGATTTCGGCCAGCAAGGAAGGCCCGCGCCGCGCGCCGCCATTCTTCCTTCACCGGCAACGAGAAATCCGGCCGCTCCGGCACGCTCAGTCCGACAGACGCGAATTGCGCCGCAAGGATCGAGCCGTGTTCATGGATGGTATCGGCGTTATAGCCGATGCAGGCCTGCCTTTGATCGATGCGCCGCGGCGGCCGCGCTACGCGACCCCGCTCCGTTCTTTCCTGCACCCGCGCATTACCGCGCCAGTCGATATATAGCCCCTCACGTTCCAGGTCGTGATACATCGCACGATACGGCGTCTGCAGCGTGACCCGATGCATCTTCATCATCTCGCGCACGATGGCGCGCTGATGGATGCAGTCGCCAAATCCGACATGCCCGGTGACATAGCGGGAGGGCTTGGCGCGATCCGTTTCCGCGTCACGCATGATCCGTGCCACCGCAGTCATCGGTAGATCATCACCTGCCGGGTCAAGGCATCGACACCGAACGGGATATCGGTCATCGCCTCTTTTGCGGCCGCTTCCCGGTTCGCATACCAGTGCGCCGCCAGCATCAGGATCGCAGGTACGACCTGCCGCGGCAGAACGAGCTCGGGATCGTCACCCGATCCGGTCGCGCCATCGATATCGAATCCGGCGTCAATATCGATCTGCACTGCATCGTCCCGGCCGGAAGCGAGCGCTGGCAGGCTCACATTCGCATCAATCACCAGCGTCGCGCCTGTCGCATGCCGGCGCCATCGATATGCTGCCGCATCAAGGGCCTGCAGATCGCCATTCGCATCGAGAAAGCGCACCGCAACGATATCGCGGACCGGCGCGACCAAAATCTGCAGGTCTCGGCACCAGCCGGGCATTTCGATACGGTAGCCGACCGGCGCCAGAACGAGTTCGCAACGCTTTCCGACATAGGCGGTCGCAGCATCGAGAAAGATTTTCAGCTTCTCGTCATCGTCCAAGAAGTCCGCAGCCTCGACATGGCGCTTAAGCTCCATGAGCGAGACGGGCTGTTGAGTTGCCGCAGTGACGAGCCTCAGCATTCCAGCGCCTGGGCGAACGTCATCTTCGGATAGGCGGTCAACGTCGAGACCGGAGACGCGTTGATCACGCAGACGCCGTAGCGTGCGAGCACGGCCGCAGCATGGTCGAGAGCGGACCGCCATCCCGGCATGTTCGCCTCCCGCGGATTATTGAGACGCTCGCCATGACGGCCATGCCAGTGCACGCCGTAATCAACCCGCATGTCAAAGCCCACCATGATGATCTTGGCCGCACCGAATTGCGCCGCGAGATTCAGCGCCTGAAACCCGGAATTCCCGCCTCCGGTCCGAGAGCCGGCGCCGACCTTGCCGGGCTCGGTCATCACAAGCTTTTCACTCTGTCGCACAACCTCGACCTTGCTCAATCCGAAATCGATACAGGCCTGCGCATCAGCGCTCAGCCTCAATCCAGCAAACTCGGCACCCGGTCTGCGGTGCTTCCACCACGCCCCGTCGCATCCATAGACCGCGTCCGCCCAGCAGACGCCGCCTTCTGTCGCGAGTTGCCAGGATTCGTTGACGCAGAGGACGCGCGATCGGCCTCTCGCTGATCCGAGATCGCATTGCGCGGCGCTTGGTCCGCTGGCGACGATGACGGCGGTGTCCCCGCGCCAGTCTCGCCACCACGTGAAACGAAAGGGCCGCGAGCAGCCGCCTCGTTGGAAAGGAACTGTGCCGGCGCTTCGGGCGGACGCACAACACGCACGGCGAGCCCCATCCGCTCCAGATCGCGCGCGCGATACTCATCGCCGACCCTGAACTCCCGCCCGCGGCGGACGCGATTGCGCTCGCCCTCACCCGGGCGACCGTTGAACGATTTCAGTGCCTGCATTGGAATCATGAAGAACGCGCCTCCTACAAAATGGGCCCGGCACAATGGCCGGGCCCATCAGTCTCAAGAGTATCGCAGCGAAGAATCAGGTGTTGTAACCGAAGTCGCCATGAACGAAGGCTTCCGGCCGATAGACCGCAAGCGCCAGCCGTTCTTCGGCGCGCAGCGTCACCATGTTCTTTTCGAAGTCGGTGCTGTTCTCGGTCGAGAGCAGGACCTCGATTTCCAGCCGATCGAAAATCTGCGCAGCCATGCGGAAGTTTCCGACCAGGAATTCGTCGGCATCCATGGCCTGGCTTTCGACGACCGGGAGATTCCACAGCCGCGGCGTGTTGCCGTCCTGCGGATTGCCGATGATGTAGCGCTCCTGGCCATCCTTGGTGAGCTGGATACGCGCCCAATCCGTCGGATTGAGAACAATGCCGCTCGCCGGGAATTCCGCGAGGAACACCTGCAGGATCGCAAGACGAATCTTGTCGATCGGCGACTCCGCCTCCGGCGTGAAGGCGGCACTATAGGCCGTAGCCTGCGGGATCAAGCCATGGATATGCTGGCCGGTGCCGTCGCCTGCGAGAAGTTCCTGCTCTTCGGCATAACGCAGACCGTAGCGAGCCCGCGCATCGATGTAGCTGCGCAGCGCCGGCGCATCGTCAAGGATTTGACGCGAAGCCTTGAAGATGTGCGCAATGGTGCGCACCGGGGCGGTCACCAGTTCGAAGGCGATGTCCGACTTCGGCTTGGTCGCACCTTCGGTGACCGGTCGGGCGTTGTTGGTGAAGCCGGTCTCCTTGGCATACTCGATCATACCCTGGGAGGTCGTGCCCGGCGCCAGCAGGTCGCGGATCGTCATCGTCCGCTCCGGCGGCATGATAATCCCTGGCTGACGGTCCGCACCAACGAGCGACGTGGCGCCGCTGGTGTTGTTACCCACCGTGCCGGTCAGCGTGGTGATATCCGAGCGGACAACACCCACACGGACCGAACCGCGGGTCGACGAATTGAACTTCTTGACGTTCTCGTCGTCGACGACGCACTGGCCGATCGTCCGTTCCAGCTGCGCATTGCTCGGACGGCCGCGCGTTGCCACTTCTTGTTCAACACCACTCAGCCGAGCCTTCGCTTCCAAGAGACCGGCCTCGAGCTTATTGCGCTCGCCCATCATCTTGGTGTGCTCGATCAGCAGCTTGTCGACTTCGGCCTTGGTCGCTTCCGCGAGCGCGCCCTTGTCCTTCGCTTCCTTGATGGCGGTGTCGGCTTTCTGGGTCAGCTCGTCGCTTTTAGCATTGAACTGCTTGGTGATCTCGCCGAGCTTATCGGTGAGCGCCTGCACGTCCTTCAGCGTGACGGCAGCGGCACCTTCGGCGATCATCAGACCGCTTCCATGCGCCGAGACGGGATCCACGCCTAGCGTAACCAGCGCAATGGCGGTGAGAACCAGCGCACCAAGCGCCAGTCCAAAATAATAGTTCTTCATGGGATAGTCTCCTGATACGCGCCGCACTCGACGGTCGCGCCAGCTTGAAGCTGGTGATCAGCGGATTCCGATATCGGCTAATCGCTTGGCGAGATCGGCGTTCACACCAGCGTCCCGCGTGGTGTCATCGGCAGCGTCCCGCGTGCCGGCCTTCAACTCTGAAATCACGCGCAGGCGTTCAGCACGAGGCATCCCACCCTTCGCGAGAAAACGTTCGACGCGACGCTCCACGCCCGAGCTGGCCTGTGCGCCGCTTGCATTCTTTTCGACCTTGTCGGCCGGCAGCAGATCGTCAGCAAAACCCTTGTCGACCGCATCCTGACCGCCGATCCAGGTCTCCCGGTCCATCATTTTGCGAATATCCTTGATGTCCATTCCGCTTCGCGCTGCATAGACATCAGCAGCGACCTGGTCGAACGGCTCCAGTAGATCGGCAGCATCGCGCAGATCGTTGCGGTCGCCGATGGCGACGATCCAGACATTGTGGATCATCAGGAAGCCTGCGCGCGGCACCTCAACCCGGTCACCGGCCATCGCGATGACGGAGGCGGCCGATGCGGCGATACCCAGCACCTTGACAGTCACCTGCCGCGGATGCTCGCGAAGCAGATTGTAGATCGCAAGCCCCTCAAAATAATCGCCGCCGGGCGAATTGACATGCACCACGACATCGCGATCGCCGATCGCCCGCAAAGCGGCCGCGACGCGCCGAGCGGTGATGCCCTCTCCTGTCCACCAATCCTCCCCGATCGGGCCGAGAATGGAAATCGTGGCGGCAGCATCATCCTTTTCGTCCGCAGCGCGGATGGAGGAATCGAACCGAGACAGCGCCGACGGCTCGATATCGAATCCGAGGCCCGCACGAAGCGCCGGTGCCGCAACTTTCGGCAGAGATCGAATACTCATGCGCAGGCGTCCGCGCAAGGCGGACCGGTCGAGACGATTCATGCTGCCTTCCTTTCGTCGCGCTCTTCAAGTAGCCACGATCGCAAAGCATTGCGGATGGCATTGGACGATTGTTGCTGCTGACCAAGCTGACTCAGCGGGACGAGATTCGACTGGACTGTCAGGTCATCGCCACCGTCAACCGCTGGCATGTTATCGAGCTTGCGCAACTCGTTTCGCGTACGCAGACCGTTCTGGGACAGCGTCGCCATCAGCGATGCGCGACCGGCGCTGTCGGCGCGCAGAAGCCCTTCGAAATTGAATTCGAAGAATATCCCAGCCTCCCGGTCCGAAGCGGTGACAAGCCGCCGGTTCACCGCCGCCTCGATGCGCTTCAGATACGCCCGGAGCCCCAGCACCAGCCAGCCGAGAATGATCTGCTCAATGCCAGACCCCCACATCGTCTGCCCTTCCTGGGCATGACCGATCAGGATCGGCGGCACACCCATCCAGCGACAGACATCCGCAACCGAGAAATTGCGCGCCATCAAAAGTTCGGCGTCACGCGGCGAGATATTGAAATTGCCCCACTCAAAACCGGGGGGGACAACGATCCCCTTGTTCTGACCTTCGATTCCCTCACCGGGCTTGAGGTAGTTCTCGTAGAACTGCTGACGCTGCTCCGGATCCATCACGGCCGGTGGCTTCCAGTAGCCCGCAGCCCGAAGCCCCTTATTGAACAAGCGCGACGCCGCCTTTTCGGCGGCCGTCGCACCACTGAGGGACCGCCCCGCATAACTGATTGGAGAAAGACCTTCGTCGCCGTCGATACCAAAGCCGCGGATGTGAAACACCTTCTCCGGCGGCAAGTATTCGACGCGCCCGCGATCAATTGTCTTGTACCGCAGCCGGTTCGTCTCCGGCTCACGATCTGTTCGGCAGAGCACCTCACGGAATGGCTCCAGCGCGACGATTCGATCTCCAATGGACCGCTTCTCGCAATAGGAGTTGCCGTCGATACAGATCGGAGCGACACGGCCCTCCCACCACTCAACGGCAGTCTGCTCGGCATTGGGGGCGTAGTTCAGCAGTTCGTACAATCGATGATCCGGACGCGCGACGCGATCAGCACCACTACGTTCAAAAACACCACCAGGCAGCGTTGCAACCGTTTCCGTAATGAGCTTCGTGCTGGACCACCATGACGACAGCTTCATGGCCGCACCCGCGGTCATGCAGTCGGAATCGGAGTCGCCATCACCAACATAAACGATATCAGACAATCGCCCGCGGCGGTTGCGACGAAGCCAGCTCCAGAACGACATCAGATGGCCACCGCCGGATGCTTCAACCAGCCGTCCATGTCAAAGACGGGCTTCGCCTCCGGATTCCAGCTCATTGGAATCGTCGCACAGAACGCCGCATGCAGCGGATCGATTTTCGCCCGGCCGGCAACCTGCTTCGTGATCATGTTGCCATTCGCCTTTATCTCGACCTTGGCGTTGCCGACGACCCAGTTCATCATCTCGGACCCGCAATGCGACACCGTCCCGTCGGACAGCTTGTGCTCGAGACCCCAGATCGCCGGCGACAACGCCGGCCCCTGGATCAACCGCACCAGCATCTCACCAGTAATGCCGATGCCGGCCAGCGCCTCGATCATCGCCGCCACCGAGTTCGGATCGAATCCGACGGCCTTCTTTTCCGGCAACAACCCAGCATCCTTCACCATCGCGATATCCGCGATGATCAGCGGGATGATGTCTCCGGGCTTCTGACGGATGATCAGTGACCGCTCCTCCGCGAAGTCGCGAAGTCGCGGGGCGATCTCCTTCCGCGTCTCCAACACATCCTGGACGCAAAATGCTTTGGTCCAGAGCAGCCAGCGTCGTGTGACCTTCTCGCGGCCCATGACAGCAAGGCCGAATAGATCGTCAAGACCGCCAACATCGAAGCCGATCGTACACACCTCCGATCGCGCGATCAGCGCCGGCAGAGTCAACGTCTTGTCAGCACAGGCCTCCCAATAGTCCGCACCACGCCAGCCGTCGTTTGAAAGTCCCTGTCCAATCTCGACATTGAGATGCTTCGCGAAGAAGCCGTTGAGTTGCGGCTTTCCGGCACGCGCGGCCTCATCGTGCTTGACGGACAGATACTGCTCGTCGACCGATGCTCCCATGTTCGGGTTGGTGACGAACCAGTAATCCTTCCTCTGGTAGGCCTTCTCTTCGAGCAGATGCGATGGATATTCGTAGAGGACAGGCAGGCTGCCCGGCACCACGATCTGGCCGTCGCGAATGGCGCGGAATTCCTTCAGCTTTTGTGCAAACACACCGGCCGGCTGATCCTCAGACTGCGTCGACAGGTAGATCACGAACCCTTCGGGGCGGGACGCGAGCCCTCCGGTTGCCTCAAGAAGCATATTCTCCGCATTCGCGCGCTTGCCGAAGACGTGCAGTTCATCAACCAGAAGTCCGATCGTCTTCTTACCGGACACCACTTCGGTGTCTGCGGCGATCACCTTCAGGAAGGCGCCCGTATTGCGATGCTCGATCACGCGCCCGGCGCTCGGCTTCAGGATGGCGCGCAGCTCGGTGTCGGCCATCACCATGTCACGCGCTGGCGCATAGGAGTTGTCGGCAACCTCTTTCGTCGGCGCCAGAATGTAGAATTCGCCGGACTGCCGCCAATTGCGGATCAGCGCCGTGATCATGATGCCGGCAGCGAGCGTCGACTTGCCGTTCTTCTTGCTTATCAGCAGGAAGAAGTTCTGGATGTGCCGGCGGCCTTCCTCCGCGTCATAGGCCCCGAACACCGCACCGACGAAATCGAGGATCCAGTCCCGCCCTGCCTCGCCGAAGGTCGGACGTCCGGCCGCGTCGACAATGCGCAGCGACCGGAAAATCTCCAGCGCCGATTCCGCCTCCGCCGGAAACAGCGGCTCGAACGGGATCAGCGAGCGGTGCGGACTGGCGAGAATGCGGTCCTGCCAATCTAGGCAGGCCGTCGACCATGTCTTCACTGCAGGTTCTCTACCTGTCGCCGTGGCGGCGCCGGTGTTGCGTAGCGGCCGGTGGCCGCGGCCTCCGCCGCACGTTGTGCCTCTTCCTTCTTGCCGAGCGGCCGCTCACGCTGCTCGTCCGGCATGCGAGCCTTGCCGACGGTGCCAAGCCCGCGGTCCAGCAGCGCACGGGATGCGGACGCGATAGCAGACTCGCTCGCACCGTCAGTCGCAATTTTGCGCAGGACCTCGATCGCGAGGTTGGCATATTTCCGGGACTCTTCCCGAATCTCGGAGGTGAGTGACGGTGCGAGCGCGGGCGCAACCATGAACGGCAACATGGCGGCGTCGCCGCCGATCTCGACCGCCGGCTTGCCGTAGCCGCGATCGAGGATTTCCTTCGCCGCCGCAATCTTGGCCGCCTCGCTCGAGCCGTAGAACAGCAACTTCACCAGGGCTTCGATCGCATCACGGGCATGGCGCTGCGCAACCCCGTCGATCTCATCCGGCGCCGGCGTCGCGAGCGCACTGATCCGATTGAGGTCGCTCAACGCCGATGGCTTGACATAGCCCTTCGGCTTCCGGCCCGCGCCCGGCCGCTTGCCGCCGCGGCGGGACTTCGGAGCCCCCGTATCTGTGTCTGGACGCATACGTTTGATTTCCAGAATTCAAAGACCGCAATCAAACCTCATGCCACCAGAAGATATTTTGTGCGCGTGAGGGGCCCGCAGGTCCGGGCGATCGACATGTTCGGAAGTTTTGACCCACCCCCCCCTCATGGTCGAAAAATTTCGGTTTGGGTTTTCCCACACTCGATTTTTTTTGACCGAAGGCGTGTCGAAGATCGGCCCGTTAAAATTACAATTTCTAATAACAGGTGTAATTTTACGGGGCGATCACCACCAAACACCCTGCTGATACTTGGTCGCCTGCTCTTCGGCACGCTTCGCGGTATCGTGGCACGGCTTGCAGAGCGTCTGAAGGTTCTCGGGATCGAAGAACTTCCGCTCGTCACCACGATGCGGCTTTACGTGGTCGCAGATCAGCCTGGAGGTTTTGCCTTCGATCCGGCCGCATCCCGGCATTTGGCAGGTGAACAGGTCCCGCAGGAACGTCGCCTGCCTCAGCCTTTTCCACTGAGCCGTCTTGTACCACTTCCGCCATGGCGGATCGACGCGTCGCTGACTCATCCTACAAAAAGGGCCGCAGCCGGTTACCCCGGCCACGGCCCAAGTTCCTGGGAGGAAACGCTAAAGGCGAAGATGGTGATCTCGCCTATCCTATATGCAAAAGCCCCGCGCGGTGGCGGGGCTTTGAAACTCAGGGCGGAATCCTACTCTCGCACTGACCGCGATTTTTCAATCGGATGCCAGTTCCAGCCGCCACCGGAAGAGCACACATACCCGCCAAGGCGGAGAGCTCAATCCCGAGGCACGTTCCATTTGCCCAATGACTCCCCTTGCCGATTCGGTCAAGGGGCTGATTGCATCGCCTCAATGGCTACTCTGGCGTTATCCCGATAAATCTGTGCGACATCGGGCTTAAGCTCGCAGAACATGGCCCAGCCTCCCTTGCTTTTGGGGAAGCAATCACCGTGGTGCTCGTACAGCGCCCTCGCAACATGCTCGATCATCTTGGTATCTGGGGGGGGGGGGGGTATCGACATGCTCAGTCCTCCGGTGAAAGGCCAAGGGCCTTGTGCAGCTTGCTCTTGTTCGCTTGTTCGGCTTCGGTTTCCGGCTCGTCCCATGTGCCCATCGACTTGCTGAAGCCCCAGCACCGGACGCGGACCACCTCCGCACCCTTCTCCCATTCAGCATAATCAGCCTCGTAGCGCGCCTGCCCGCGCTTGCCCTTGTATTTGCGGCGCAAGGGCCTGCCGTCGATATGAACTTCAGGCGCCGGATTGTTTTCGTTTTCCGCGACACGCAGATCGTTGATGACATTCCACGGCACGATGGCGGGTGACCCGTCGGCATGGCGCAATACGTCACGGACACCGGTGCATGCCCGGATGCGCTGCACGTTGCCGCCCAGCCCGAAGGCGTAGACAAACAGGTAGTTCCGGTAGAGCGGTCGTGAGATGTCGTATTTGCGACCGCGCCTGATTTCGACCACACGTTCAAGCGCTTGGAACACCCCGAAGCGCCGGCCGATCAGATGACCGGACGCGACGTTGAGTTCACCGTGGAAGCAGTCCGCAACCAGCCAGCAGCCCTTGTCCTCGACCATCTGGGCGACAAGCGGATTGAGCGGACCGGCATTGGCCTCCGCTTCGATCCGGCCGATCTCTTCGGCACTCAGCGCCGCAAGTCCTTCGCTGATCGGCCGCAGGTTGCTCGCCATCTCCATATGTCCCTCTCAATGCGAATAATAGAATTCGGGGTTTGTTGTTTCGATCAGGCGGCAGTGGGTTCTTCGGGCGGGTCCGCTCCTTGACCTATCGTGCCGTCCTTGCGGGGCGGCCAAGGGAACGGGACACGCAGCACACGGCCGTCAGCACCCGCGCTGCGGATGAAATTCGGCGGGATGTGTGTCTGGAGCCAGCGCATCCACGCCGCAAAGCGGCCATCGCGGGCGGCCTCCCTAACCTCGATCCAGACTGTCCGATCCGTATTGAGCGCGCTCAGCACAGCCGGAAGCTCGCATGGCACCGTGACCATGCGAGCCATCGGCGGGCCTGACAGCCAGAAATGCGGAAATCCATCGCGCTGTCGGCCAGCGATATCCATGATCGCCCGCCAGATCAGCCCCTGCTCCGATGCCTCTGGCACCATGGGCCGCTGCTGCGCGGCCTGCGCGTCAGGCCTGCCCAGCAGCGTCCAGCGCTTCTCCTCGAGATATTTCCAGCCGGCGGGGATGTTCGACCGTTTGACCTTGCGCAGATGATCGAGAAATTCGGGAATCTTCGCCATCGCATCCTTGCGTTCTGCCTCGGTCAGGCCGCGCGCGGCGTTGGCGATGCGTGATTGATCATCGGCGGCGGCTGTCGGCCATTGCAGCTTGAACGCGGCGAGCCATTTCGCGAACTTCTCGTGCGCTTCCTCGCGCGCGCGCGCGTCTCTCTCAGGTTCAGAAGAGATTCCTTGAGAGTATCCTTCTAAGGGTGCCGGTCCAGAACCGGCACCCCCCGCCGGTGTACCGGCACCCCCTGCCGGTGTACCGGCACCCCCCACCTCTTCAGCGGGGGCCTCATCTTCCCCGGTCAGCGCCGCCGGCAGATCGTCGCGATCGAGCCTCACACGATAGGAGTAGGCCGCGAAGGGTTGCTCGCCGGATTCTGGCGCGCGCGAGCCGCGCCCGTTCGCGCGCTTTTCGACCCAGCCCGTGTCGACCAACAGTTCGATGGCGTCCTGCACGGTCGAGCGGCCACAACGAAGCTCGCGCGCCATCTTGACCTGGCTTCGGGTGCACCAACCCTGATTGTTGGTGTGACGGCCGAGCAGGCAAAGCACCTGCAGCGCGCGCGGTGTCAGCCGCTCGTCGATAATGGCCCCAGCCGGGATGACCGAGAACCGGTAATTGAAGCTCATAACGCCTCGTCGGATTGTTCTTATTTCTCGAAAGACGCAGACGCTACAAAGCACACTGACGCGCGGCTTACACGCCGCGCTCGGCCCAGCGAAAAACTTGCAGGGCACAACCCCACGGGTCTTTCCATAGCTCCGAACCGGTGAAGCGAAATACCTCCAGCCCTGCCAAGGCCGCAGATCGATCCCGCGCGCGATCGCGCGATGCCTGTTCTTTTGTTCGCTCATGAAAGTCGTGACCGTCACACTCGACGATCAGGCGCCGCCAGCCAGGTATTCCGCCCTCTGGTTCGCGCGGCCAATCCGCGTAGGCATGCAGCAGAAAATCGACGCGCCCAATGTCATTGATCTCGATCTGACGCTGCAGGATCAGATAGTTCCTGAAGTCATCCGCAGCCTTCAATTCAGCAAGATATTCCGGGCGACTCTTCGGAATAACCTTTAGGTCCCAAGGCCAGATCAGAGCATCATGCCGACCATGAGCGCAGACCGTGTCGAGAGCCAGGTAAAATAGGCGCTCGATTGGGCTGTCTCCCATAAGGTTCGGCAGCCCATAATCCATTTCCATGATCGCGCCGCGACTGCACACCTCCGCAGCCACCACGTCCGCAGCCTGTTCGGCCAACCGCTCTACGCCAAATCGTTTACTCATGGGATGATTGCCGTTCGTGTTTCTGTTCGGGGTGGGACGCGGACGCTACGGGTACGGAATCGAGATTCATCAGACGAACAAGCGCTGCTGCACCGGCTGATCTTTCGGCAAGCCGAGATGCAAGAGTGCGGAACGCATACGCTGCCTGTAGCGGATGAACGCCGTTTCCGAGCATGCGGAGTTCTTCAATGCGAGCTTCGTCCATCCCGGCGCCCAGCCCATCAGCCACGCGACGAAGGTGGCGTTGAGCGAGCGCCTGAATGATGGACGCATGAACGCGCGGCGCGCGCCCCGCCTTTCCGCCTTGATCGCCATGCGCGAGCATCTGGCATTGCCAGTTCGATGCCGAGATCAAGCCCGCCTCCGCCGGTGCAGAGGCTGATGAAGCTGACGGGTCTGGAACGTAGAGCCACATTCAAGCCCCCGCCTCCTGCCGTTTCCTGTCCGCGGACGCTACGGGTACGAATAGAATCGGTTGATCGCTTGCTGCGCCGAAGGCCGGGCGCGCGCGAAGGGCGGAACACACCGCTCGGCGCACTTCACCGCCGGTCATCAACTCGGCGCAGGCATTGACGAGATCGAGGTGCACGGGGCGCTTGCCCTGCCAGCATCCGTGGCGCGATGCGATGGCCGCAAGCTCCGAGACGTGCAGCATGTGCAAAAGCTGATAGGCCCAAGGCCAGCTATCGCGGTAGCTGGATTGCGTCACCTCGACCGTGCCGGCATCGGCGTCGACCGTCCAGACATCCACGCCTGACCCGCAGGTGCGATAGATGATCTCCTGCGTCTCGGTGCGCCGCTCTGTGTAGGACGTGCAGTTCGCCTCCTTGGTGATCAGGGGCGGCAGCTTCTCATTCCAGTGTGGCGCAAGGGCGACGATCATGCGCGACGCGATGCGCTGAAAGCCGCGCAACTGTGCCTCCAGCCGATCGGCGACGTCCTTGCTGGACTTGATCTCGACCGCGATGATGTCGGTTTCCGTGACCGCCGCGAGATCAATCCGGTTCGTCGAATAGCGCAGCGGCAATTCGTGGATGATGCGCGCGGATGGCCAGCGTTCGCGCAGCCGCGGCACGATCAGGTCGCGCATCCGTAATTCTTCGGACGACCGATATTGTACGGCAGCAGTCAAGCCCCCGCCTCCTGCCGCTTCCTGTCCAGTGCGGAAAATCCCGGAGGCGGATCACCGAAGATGGACTGGGTGAGTGTTCGGCCACGAGATGCCGCGGCCCGCGCATCGCGGTCGGCAAGGGCCGATGCATCGACACGACGCGCCGGGGCGTCGTCTTCAGTGGCCGCAGGATCGACCGGCCGCGAGACCAGACGCGGCGGCGGCAATCCGTGGTTCTTGAATTTCGACCGGACGGATTCGATCGTCCGGCCGAGCGCTTCGGCGATCTGCTCCGCGGTCGCGTCCGCGACCTTCATGCGGCGTGCGGTCAGCCATTCGGAATCGGTCCAGCGTTTCGGATCGCGGTCCTTCATTTGACCTCCGCGAGACGATGCAGTTCAGCTTCGACGTCGGCCGCGGCCGACATCAGCGGCCGGTACAGTTCAGCGAAGTCCTGGGTATTGAACGCGGTGACAATCAGATCCCGCGCGACGTCGCCTGCGGGGCGGTTGAGCATGTTCGCCTCGATCATCAGGCGGCGGTAGACCGACCGTGATATCGGGATAGTGAGAGTGATGTCGGGTTTGGTGGTCACCGTCATGCCGCACCTTCAAGCGAGCGGCGAAGATCGACGACGAGACCGATGCCTGACCGGCGCAGCGCCGAATTCGCGCGGTGGCCCATGCCGATCAGGACGATGCCGGTGCCGGGCGAGGTGCCGATGGTTCCGGCAAGATGTTGCGTGATCCTGCCCTTGCGGTCGACCGAGGTCATGGCCTCGCCGCGGACGAACTTCGTCTTACCGCGCGGAAACAAAAGCGTTTCGGCTTTCGGCGCGACGTAATCGTGAAACCAGTCCGCCGATGTATAGGCTCGCACGAGTGCGATACCGTTGGCGTGCTCAAAGAATTTGCGCAGCCATGGCACCTGACCGTGTCGGCCGCCGAAGGGTGGATTAACGAAGACGAGGCCCGACCATGACTGTGTCAGCCCGTCTTCCGCCTTGGTGTAGACCTTGCGAGCCGGCACCCAGTGATGCAGGCCCGGCGAACATGGATCCAGATCGAAGGTCAGTCCCAATGCCTCGAAGTAATAAGGCGGGGTGTACCATTCGTCGGAATGACCGAGTGAGGGCTCGTGTTCGCTCATTCGGCGGCCTCCGCCTGCAAAGGTCGCCCGATCCGCACGTCGCTGAAAATGCCAGCATCGGCGCGGATGCGGCGCTCCGCCATTTCGACATATTCGGGATTGAGTTCGATCAGGATGGCGTTGCGACCAAGACGATCCGCGACGAGGGCGGTGGTGCCGGCGCCGCCGAAAGGATCAAGGACAGTTCCGCCGGCGGGACATCCGGCCCTGATGCATCGCTCAGCCAGTGTCGGCGGCATTGTCGCAAAGTGCGCGTCGGGGTAATTTTCTGGCCCGAGCATCCAGACGGAGCGAGCGTTTCGCTTTCCGCCGACACCTTCCCACGGCTCGTCTTGGCCGCGTCCGCCCTTGCTGATCTGCGCGCCGCGTTTGAATCCGTTGCCGGACGCGTGATCGGAAACCGCATCCTCTGCGATGGCGTCCGCATCGTGGAAGTAGTGCCGGCTTTTGCTGAGGTGAAAAATGAACTCGTGGCTACGCGTACAGCGGTCGCGCACGGGCTCCGGCATTGGAGCTTTCTTTCCCCAAACGATATCTTCGCGCAGATACCAGCCATCATCTCGGAGCGCGAATGCGACGAGCCACGGAATGCCTATCAGGTCTTTCTGCTTATAGCCGTCAGGTGGCTTGATCCACTTGCGGCCGATAGCGCCGGAGTTTACCGCCTCGCTTTGAAAGAATTGTCGCGATCCGCGGTTACTCGCTTGCTTCTGGTGCGGGCTATCGTCCGGGTTGCCGCCCCGGCCGGACGCGGCGTAACTGTCGCCGAGATTGAGCCAAAGCGTCCCGTCATCGCGTAGCACGCGGCGCACCTCCGCGAACACCGTGCGCATTGCCTCGACGAACTCATTCGGCGAAGTTTCCATCCCGATCTGGCCGGCGGCCCCATAGTCCCGCAGACCGAAGTAGGGAGGCGATGTGACAACACAATGCACCGATTCATCCGGCAATTCGCGGAGGCGATCTCGACAATCGCCAAGGAGGATGCGAACCGACATCACATCCTCCCTTCCTCCCCCTCGCGGGGGCGCCGGAGGAAGTCTGGAATCTCCAGATCGATGTCTTCGGGATGAACTTGTAAGCATTCCTTACAGGTTGGTTCAGGCCGACACTGTGGTTGTGCATCCTGCGGTGCGGTCATCGTTCCAGTGGAGCAAGGTGACACGGTTTGCTCGGCCGCCGGCGGCACAAGGCCCATGTCTTCGAGGCCGCGAAGCAGTTCGGCTTCGGTCATTTCTGGCGGAACGGGATCGTCGGCGATCTCGCCGGTCTCAGGATCAAACTGCGATTTGCGGATGACAGGATGCGCGGTAAAGCGCGCAGCATCGTCTGGATGCGTGAGCGCGGCCTTTTGACCTGGCGCAATCCAGAACATGCGGGTGCCGCGGCGGGCAGCCGCATGCGGCATCCAGATCATCCAGAGATAGGCCGTCAGCGTTACGCCGTCCGGCTCATATCGCCCCTTGTGCAGCGGCACGCGCTCGGCAAATTGCGCGATCAGCGTCGGCGGATTGGGCTTGAAGATGCGCTCGTATCGGCCCTGACCTTCCAGCCACTGCAGGCGAAGGAACATCGCGACACCGACCTTCGCATGCGAAATGGCCCGCAGCACGAATTGCTCCGCCTTATCATTGAAGGGCGGGTTCGTGATGATCCAGTCGCATTGCGGGATGTCGGTCAGATCACCGTCGATGAAATTGAAGATCTGCGGGCTATAGCCATAGCCGTGCACGTCGGTGGCGAGAACGCCGTCGAAATATTCGGTCAGGACATCGGCGATATGGCCCTCGCCACAGGCCGGCTCCCATGCGGTGCCGAACGTGTGCACCATCAATTCCGGCATCACCACATCCATCAATGCGCGCGTGGCCCATGGCGGGGTTGGGAAGAAATCGAGCGAGTCTGCCGGCTCCTGCCGGCGCGGCGCGATGGCGCGGTCAGCATTGGGCAACGCACGTTCAACCTCCTCGCGTTGCTCCGTCTCCGGCAACCTGGCGATATGTTCCGCCTTAGAAATCTGGATTGCCGCCTGCTTAACGGCGGACTGCAGTTCGGGGACCCCGTGGTCACGGACCGCCGCCGCGCTCGCGATCGAGCGCTCCGACACATGCGCTCGCTCTGCCAGATCGGCGCGGGTTTCAACACGCAAATTTGCGTCTTCTCGGATGCCGATGGCGATCTGCATCGCTCCGACCCTGCGCAAAGTGAGATGGCGTTCGCCGACTTCGGACAGACGCTTCGTCACCGCACTGAGGCGCTTGGTGACGATCTGGATATCGATACGGTTGCAGGTCTCTATCTTGGCCCAGGCTTCCGCGAACCAGTCGGCCGACACCTCCAGATCGAACAGATCGGACATCGACTGGATGAACACGCGACGACGCGGGCCGAAGGTTGGCGCAGGCAGACCGAACGCACGCGCGTTCCCTGCGGCTACTTCATAATCAGCCGCCCAATCTGCATAGCCGTTGTCGAGCCGATGGATCAGCGCCACCGCGCTTTTGATTTTCCAGCGCGGGACACCGACACCCCAGTGATTGCCGCCCATGCGGCGCGACCACACCTCCGCATAGCAATGATCGCAGCCGGGACCGACCTTGGTGCACCCCCACCAGAAATTGACGGTCGCGTCCGTCCATTCGATCTTTGAGGCGGCGGACATGATCAGGAGCCCTTCCGCTTGCGCGCGTAGTCAGCACGATCAAGTTCGGCGAGGATCAGGGCGCCGGCCTTGACGAGATCGCGGCGAAAGTCTGACTGTTTCCACCATCGCCGCGACCACGGCCACTCTGTCGGCGGCGATGAATATCCATCTCCAGTCGGAGCCATGTGCCCCGTCCTCACCGTCGCATAAAGAGCGTAGCAGCCCCCCGCCTTCGCAAGCTCGCCTTCGGCATGCGCGAAATCATGCTCTGGCGTCCAGCCCTCAAGCTCGATCTGGCGACGTCGCTCCGCCACGATGGCGAGCGCGCCCGGCGAGAGCGGGTGACGGATATGCAGGGCCTCGAACACGCGGCGCAGCGCATATGAGCGCACGATCGATACGGTCGTCATGAACGCGCCGATAATGAGATTCTGAGTGAGCGTGATCGGGAATCCGAGAGCGGGAAGAATGATCGCGTTGGCGATCATGGCGACGCCCAAGCCCACTGCAATGTTGATCAGGCTTTCGACGAAGGACATGAGGCGGGATTGTTTCATGCGGCGAGCGCCTCCCGCACAATTTCGTCAGACACATCGAAAGGGTTGCGCTGCTTACCGCGATACGGAATCGGCCAAGCAAATTTCTTCACCACTGGCGAGCGCTTGATGGCGTATCGCCCGGGCGTCCAATCGCCACAGGCCACATCTTCCGCCGTTGCGCCCAACTCAGCATTGACTGTCCGCACACAATCAACGACCTCAACGAGCCCAATCAACGCGCCGCGCGGGAGGTCCGTGCCCCAATGGGGGCCAAACTCACTATCGAGGATATCCTCGAGATCGGGGCTGACGGACTTGAATTCGATATGTTTCGTTGCATGCACGAGCAACGGCCCTCGATAGTTGAGCGGCCAACTTCGTGTTTCGTGGATTTTGCAGGGCGATAACCACAGCGACGCCCATGGCTGCCAGAGCGACCAGGCTTTCACGGAAGTACCCCCGTGAACCTGATCCCGAGAGCGGCGGGGGCCATCAGGAAGATGAGATAGGCGATGGCGAGGATGATGGTTTTCATCCAACCATCCCCGCGATGCCGAGAAGAATCACCACGAACAGGAGAGCATCGATCCGGATCACGGCACCCTCCGGTCGATCATCTCGTGGTCGGTATCGTCATTGCGGTCGATCAGGGATGCGGCATAGGCAAGGCCTGCGCCGTAGCCTGCAACGAAGATCGCAAGCGCAACGATGACCAATCCATCCGATTCAGGACAGATCACGCGATCCGAAAGTTTGAACCTGAACCAAGGCATGCGCCCCTCCCCCGAATAAAATCTCGGTTGAACTGGTGAAGATACGCGGGGACGCAACAAGCTACAGAAGCGACATAGAGATCTGCGGCTAACTAGTTTCGCTGACCCCGCGAAACAGGGGTGACGGAGACTACCTGCCATGGCACGTGAGCGTGTAGGTGGTTTCGCTGACCCCGCGAAACAGGGGTGACGGAGACTGCTCGGTCTTTTCCCAGCGATAGGGTGAGGTTTCGCTGACCCCGCGAAACAGGGGTGACGGAGACGATCATGCCGCAACCTCGCGCGGCATCACGGAATTCTGTTCTTCCGGCTGCGAAAAAACTGCGCAGGCGGCCGTATATAGCAGTTTCGCTTGCGCGCGATGTGGATTGGAGGATTGGTCCAGCGGTGCGGCGACATCGATAAGCGTGCCACCGCGGCTTTCCAGCGCGTGCCTCAATGCGAGTCTGAAACTCGCAGGTGCTGTATGGTTCTTTACTCCTTTTCCCGACAGATCAATTTTTTGGATCGCAACGACCGCATAGCGTCGCGCGATTGCAGCCGCCGCCTCTCGCTGCGCCAGCATGCGACGCCGATGCAGTGCGCGGCCGAAAGCTTCAGCCGCCACACGATCGGCATCCGCGCCGCTATCCTCGGCGCCGCGCAACATTTCCTTGAAGGCGCCCCAGTCCGCCTCATAGCCGTAATCCATGGTCAGCGTCCGGGTAGCCCCGCCGTCGAACAGCATGGCGTAGGGTTGCAGCCCATCCTCGCCTTCATGGGACCGCCAGGTAAGCGACAGTCCCGCACAGACCCGGTCCGTGCGCGTCGTGACCTGCATGGCGCACACGAATACAACCGACCATTCCGGCCGCTCGAAACAATCGCCATCCCGGTTGACGACGCGGCGCATCGTCCGGATCGCGCGCACTTCCTTCACGACCGCAGCCGGCGGCAGCGGGCGGTGCATGACAAAATCGAGAGCGAAGCGCGCAGGTCCACGCGGATTGCGCGGCCCGCGCAGCGTCATATCGATCCGCGCGAGCCGGTAGCCCGCGCGGTGCGAGCCTTTGCGGCGGCGCGCCGCATTCGGATCGGAAATGTATGACAGCGCACATTGCGAGAATCCGATCATCTGCGCCGGCGTGCGGCCATTCATGATCTGGTTGACGATCGCGTCACCGCAGGCCCGCTCGAAATTATAGACCTGGGCGCCACGCGCCTTCGCAGCCGCACGGGCGCCATCGAACTGGAACACGACCGCGTTGTAATCGCCCCAATGCAGGCCTGCCGCGGCCGCATTCTGCTTGGCCTCGCGCTGCGCAGCGACGCGCCACGATCCGAGCGCGAGCAGCGCAGGCTTCGCGGTCTCGGCGCGCCGGCGATGTTCGTCCTTTGCGACGGCGAACGCCGCCCTTCGTTGAGTTGCATCCTTGATGGTTTCGGCACGTGCGCGGGCCTGCGTCAGCGCATCCCGGTTCAGCAGCGCAGCCTTGCGGCTGGCATATTCATCCTCGATGGCGATCAACCGCTTCCAGAGGCTCCGCTTGAGCGCGAGCGCACGATCGAACTCAGCGCCATCACCGGCCGGAGCGAACGCGCGGTACTTGTAGGCGCGGATCAGCTTTCGCATGGCGGGGTCCTGTCGCTATCGATGCGGAGTCGATTGCCGTTCCTGTCGTGGAATTCAGTCCAGTGACGGTTGTTTTCGTGACGACCGGTCCTCTTCATTCCGCAGGTCCAGCAATGCTGGATGGTGTGGTGTTCGTCGGGGCGGAATTTCTGGGACCAGGTGTGATTGCGGTGCCGGAGGAAAGAAGTTGCAGTCACCGGAGTGACCGCGCGCGCCGCTATCGAAACAGCGGCGGGGATATTGAGGAATTCACGCGCGACGCGATGACCTTGAACGGCACCTTTGTCTCCTGCTTGTGCAGGCCCCGGACCGATCCGCAGGTCACCTTTCTGAAAGCCGACAGTCGCGCTTGCCGACCGAAGCCTCGCGGCCGGGGTCTCAGACGGGAATTTGCCCCTTGGCTGCCGCCCCTCGCGCACGGCATTTAACTTGGGCCCAAGCACCAAGGGATGTGAGGCGCGCACCTTGCGGCCGCCTGCCTCAGCGAGAACTGTGAATTGATGCCGGGCAATGCGCGCGCTGCAGACGCGCACACCCTCAACAGCGTCCGGGTCCGCTGCCGTCAGCAATACCGCCGGCTGGAGGCCGCTGACGATCAGCCTTCCAGTCAGCCCGTGACCGGCGATCGACCGGGCACAGCTTGCGCTCTTCGCTCTGGGGTAAGTGAATTGGTTTCGGCGCGCCGGAGAAGCATGCGTCACCGCATGCTCACTCTCTCCGCTGCGGAAGAGACTTCCTTCAACGACGCGCCGAACTGTGAATTGAGGTGCCGTCTCTCCGGCTATTTGCTGACGACGACTCTCGACAGCGGGCCGCCGACATAAGGCGCCTCTGCCACTGCGACCATCATCGAGCTGACGATCTTTTCGAAATGCTCTTCGGCCTTCTTGCGATCGAGCGCGCCATTGGTGTCGAACTCGATTCTGACCGTCAGCTTGGCTCCGAAGGGCGGGTTCGTAATCTGCAGCGACTTGATGCGTTTCATTTTGGCCTCGATTGTTCGTGAATGACCCGTAGTGATTGCTCCGCATCCCGCGCGCGCTCTTCGCTTCGCACGAGATCGGTGAACCATCGCGCATCGCAGCCGTGCATGAAGGCGCGGAAGAAGGGTTCTCCGTGCCTGGAGCGGATGAGGATGCGCAGGAATTCGGGTGACGGCTTCCGCCGCTGATCGGCATCGCGCAGCATGAAGTATCGGCACGATGTGAGCGGCCAGCCGGTGAAGAGATGAAGCTGATAGCCGGGGTCCTTGGTGCCGCAGATTTGTAAAGCGGCATCGTAGAACCATCCGCGATCTTCACTTCCGCTTTCGGAAAAGATTTCCGGTTCCGGAAATGCATCACTTCCGGAATCGGAAGCGACGACGCGTGCAACCGCGGACGCGGGCGATAGAGTCCCATGCATGAACGCACCCCACACAAACGCAACGAAACAGAAATCCTCTCGACACCGGCGGTGTGCCTCCCCGCTCCGGTGCGAAGGCGGGCGGATGACCGATGATGTGGTCCCCGGCGTACGGTCGTCCGCCCGCTGCAGCTTGATGGTGAGATGCGATGGCCGGTAGCATGCAGGCGGGCCGCCGCCGGCCCCTGTGGCGCCGTGACAGGCGCGGCCGCCGCGAATTTCAGGAAATTGCGCCGCGAGATGCCGCTCATGACGGCACCCCGGCGGTTCCGCGCTGCGTCAAATGACACATCGCGGGGAGGTATTTCACCTGCTTGGTCGTGTAATTATGCGACAACGCATGTGACGCGTATCTACATGTCTCCGGGCGGCAATAGCGCCGCGCTATGGAGACTGTGTGGAATGTCGAAGGTTGAGAGATCGGCCGGTGAGGCCGTGAATGCCGTGCTGCGGGTGATGGGAACCCGGGATGGTCGGATCCGGCTTGTGTTCGATATCGATGTCGAGACCGCGATGGCGCTGATAATGCGCATCCTGCGGGCGGTGCGATGAGCGGAGTTGCAACCGTGGCGCTATTCGCGGACACCGAATGCGACGGCCCGCGTCCGCAAGTTGCAAGCGGCGCGAAGTATAGTCGAAATGTATGGCGTTTTGAATATGACGATATGCCCCTGCGCCACCGCACAACTTTCGATTGACCAACCAGATTGGAACAAGAGTAAAGTTCCGCCCCGTACCGGGAACCGGACGAAGATCCGGCCTGGATTGTTCCGGGGAGAGAACCATGACGAGCGAGCCCAGACCGGCCGTCGTCCCGGCGGCCGAAGTGAATCTGATCGAGCCAGCACACCTCAACGATATTTTCGTGACGGACATCGGCCCAATTCAATCTTTGGGAAGTTGCGCGAGGTTCATCCTCGTTGCGGAAAATCCCGTCTGCTATTCGGAACACCCGGAGCAGATCGCGGTTTCGCGCCTGGTCATCCCGATCGAATGCCTGCCGCGCATGATCATGAAAGCCTTCCGATTCACCTGCCAGGAAATTGGCAAGCGTTGGACCGGCACCTTCAGGAGCCACGCGACCCGTCATTGAGTGGCCTCGCTCGCAAGCATGCTGTCCTGCGACTGGATGTAGGCCGCGACGCGCTCGACCATTGCCAAACTCGGCTGCCGGCCGCGCCGGAGGTCACCGACGAAGGCACCATCGCCAACGGCGGCCTTCCCGAACGCGGTAGCGGTCATCCCGCTGCGGTTCAGGAAGGCATCAATGTCTGCAAGGAACGACTCGCCCGTCATCATAGGCTAAATATGTAGGATTTTTCCTATATTGCAACAGGAAACTTCCTATTCACGTCCTATGCGGGGCTTTTCCTATGCTTTTCCTATGGATAAAGCCCCTCTTCCTGACCCTGTGCGGACGCTGATTAGGTCGCGATTGGACGAGTTGAAGGATGCGAAACGCCGGCCGGGCGAAAAGAGGCCGACGATGCGCAGTCTCTCGCTCGACATGGATCGAAACGAAACGTGGCTCCACCAATTCCTGTCAAAGGGCTCCCCTGTCGAATTAGACGAACGCGCTAGGAAGTTCCTCGCCGCGGCACTTGACCTGGACGAAAGGTTGCTCCGGCATGAAGACATGATTCAGCCCGCGAGATCGATCGAACGAGAACGAAAAAGCCTCAACGAAACGAGCGCCCTACCAGTGAAGGGGCACGGGGCCGCAGGGCCAGACGGCAGCTTTGAATGGAATGGCGAAACGGTCGACGAAATCCCTAGGCCGCACGCCCTAATCGGCGTGAAGGATGCCTATGCAATCTACGTGGCGGGCGACTCAATGGAGGACCGGTACTACTCTGGAGAGACGGTCTATGTGCATCCGTGGAAACCGATACACAAAGGTCATTTCGTTGTTGTCCAAGTGCGGGGCGATGGCGGCGATCACCTCGGCTATATCAAGCGTTTTCTGAGCCGAGATCACCGTAGACTAAGGCTCGAACAATTGAACCCGAAAAAGGTCATCGAGATTCCGGCTCAAAAAGTCATTTCCGTACACCGGATCATTATGGGAGGCGATGGATGAAGACATTGCGCATTGCGGTCGCGATTCTCGCGCTGTCGGGATCGTGCTTGATATCAAGCGCGGCTGCAGCACCCTCTCTTGAGGTGATTCTGAAGCGCCTCGATGCGTTGGAAAAGGAAAACGCCGATCTTCGTCGTCGAATGCAGAGGGTTGAAGCGGCAGAGCGCAATCGACCTGTTGTGACAGTTTCGGCCCCAGACCGGCAAGTGCCTATCACGCCCTTGACACCTGCAGCGAGCAGATCCTTTGCGGCTCAAGCAGAACAGGCCGCAAACTGGACCGGCCTGTATGCTGGCGTGTCAGCGGGAATCCGGCGCGAAGAGCACACATGGCGCACAAATGCCTATGCCGACACTCTTTTTGTCGCCCCGGGATTGATCGTTGCGGCACCCAACAGCGAGGATTTCTCAAGCGCCCGGGCGAGGTTCGAGGGCTTCGTTGGATATAACTTCCCATTTGCTACCAAACTGTTGGCCGGCATTGAGGCAGGTTTCGCCGGCAGCCACACGAAGGCATCGGCACCCTACATCCCGGGCACGCAGATCGGCGTGTTCAGCAGAGGCAACGCCATCTTGCAGAATTCCAGCTCGTTTG